TGCACGCACATAGCCCCCCCCTTGGCCATTCGATAGGCCGTTGCTTGGCGTGTGGCTGGCCTGTCCTGACCAAGCCCATGTCCAGACCTAGACGCGCTGGCATGTCATGGCGAGCAGCTATGCGGCATGTCTGGAAGGCCCGAACCCCTTTCGCGCTGTGGTTGCGTGTCATGACCGCACAACCATAGGTTTGCGTTTCTGCGGCGCGCGCAAGTGGCCTATCATCCCCACGGATAGACTGCTGAGGTGGTATATTAGTTATTACTAAATTAGGTACAGAGTATATTAGGTATATATAATATATAGGGGCTTGGTTTTCTCTAAAAACATTACAAAGATTTAATCCAATTTAATGTAAGTTTATCTTGCACTATTGTCTGTAGTGTTATATAACTTACATATCAAGCAATGGGAGATATATATATCATGTCTAACCGCGATTCCATCCTAATCGGTTCTTTCTTTGTGGTGCTTTTGCTTTGGCTTTTGATCGGTTGATTCTGGCAAGCGCAGGGTAATAGCTGCGCTTTTCTGAGCCAATCATGGTTCATTACGGGGAAAATAGCATGGCTTACTTGGCAGAATGGACAGATACTTATGGCGGTGACGCTAATTATTCATGGGTAAAGCGCGCCACCATTAAGGCAGATGGTGATACGTCAGACCTTGCGTTGATGCGCCGCGCGAAGGCTGCGCTTGGCTTGTCTGGCCTGCGAGGCCGCACATACCAGCACGGTGACATGATTGAATTCCGGCCTTATCGCATGGCGTGCGTGCTTTTCGTCACATGGTCAGACTATTGCAGCGAGGAGGCATAAGCCATGATCCGCACCATCATCAGCAATGCGCGGCAAGATGCGCTTGAACCGCATAAGCCTGGGTTCGTGTTCTACTTTGCTGACGAACCGCAATACGCTGCGCATGATAAGCGCGGCAGGCTGGCGCATCTACTGAAATGCTATCGCGCCGCGCCAGAGCGCTATTCCGTGCGCAAGGCGGGGCTGCATCGCTATGTGGTCACTATGCCGCATAGCGCTGCTACTGCAATCATCGAAGCGCGGGGGGCTTGATCATGTTTACACCATACCAAATCGCAGAACGCGCTGAACGCTATGAAGGCCGCGCCAATATCGCAGCGATTAATCGCCTATTCCGGCGCCAGGATGAAAGCCATCTTTGGCCTATCAATGGGCGTTTCGATGCTACGGAACGCGCCATTAGGCGCTTGCGGCGCTTGGCGCGCGAGGGCGCTTGCATCGAACCCGGCCTTGAATATGCGCTGGCATTGGATGCGGAGATTAGCACCATTGTGAATGGAGACTATTGATCGGCGAGGGCTTCAAGCCCCGCCTCCCGATCATGTCATTGCGGCATGATCCGGTGGCGATACCGCCAAACATGGGGACAAACATGAGCAAGCAAGCAATCATTGAAGCATTAGATGGCTGGATTAAACAGCGTCCTGGCCTTGAATATGGCAACTATGGCGATCCGGTTTCCTATCGCGCAGAGATGCGCGGCATCACGCGCGATTTGCACCATGCGCGTACATTGCTGCGACATGTAGAGTTATCTGGCATCACTGGCGCGCAGTTGGATGAGGCTTTCAAGCGTGCTTTTGCCGGCAGGCTGTTATGGGATGGCAGAGCGCTGGACTATTGCACTGGCCAGTATTGGCCAACCGAATACAGGCGCGCGGCGTGCGCGGTATTGGCAAGCGCCTTGTGGACGTATTGGCGCGATGACTGCGGCTATACTGGCGCCGCGCTGCGGGTTCATGCTGCGCGTGTTTTTGGGCGCGGCATTGCCTCCCGTTGGTTTAATTGAGGGAGGCTTGACCATGTG